ATGTAACTCACCATATTCGCCACAACCGATAAAACGAATTCCAGAACCAAACTCTCTACGAAGATTCTTTAAAAAAGTTTGATGAAATTTCACCGACAAAGATTTATCAGCAGGCAAGTGATAATTATCAAAAGTACAAGTTAAGAAATAAGCAGATTCAGACACACGAGCCTCATGCACACATCTAACAGCCCATTGACGTGAACGTTCTAGTCTGCAACCAAGACACTGACCACAGGGAACACGAATAAACCTATTGTCAGAAGCGAGTTGAGGATTATTAACCAAAGAACCATAGAAAGCACGATGCTGTTTACCATTTTCAGTATATGCACCAACAACATCAATCATAAGCATAGGATTAAAACAAACCATATCATCACCGTTACAGATTATAACGGATTTTAACGGAATTGTCAAATCCTAAATCCGCCTCGCTGTACTCTACGAAGATTTCTACGTCTAGGTCTGGATGTACGGCGGAAAAGGCGACGAGAACCTCTTCTGCTAATCCGACGCCTACGCATTATTTATCTCTCCAAGAACCGAAAAAACGAGAAGAACCTTTAGGAGAATCTTTTTTAGAAGAAACTGGAGTAAGAACTTCACTAACATCGGCTTGAAAGTCAGAAGCAACCTTCTTGGCAGTAACCAAGTTAGAGCTGGATCTGCCTTTTAAAGCCTCAACCAAATCTACGACTTCTTGGATAAAGGGAACGACAACAGATACGATAAAAGTAAGAATCATAGTAGTTTTGTTTGACATAAAATCACCTTCCTAAATAACGTTTTCTCAAAAATCCAATGCCTTTACCAATAGCACCAGCAACGCCTTTGCCAATGGCGGGACCCATTACTTTAGCATCAGCTCCAAGGTCACCGAGAGATTTATAAAAATCACGTTCGTAACCAGCAAGCTCCGTTTGAACATTATCAAAAGCAGCCGCAGAATTGGCACGCAAAGCAGCGGCAGTCGCATTTAAAGAATTGGCATCATACATCTGACCGAGCTTATGAAGATTGTCAATTTCGGCCTTCATACGGTCAAACTCAAATTGTACGCGCTGGTCAAAAGTTTTAGTCTTAAAATCAACATCATTCTGCAAAATCTTATTCTGAAGACCTGCATTAGTAGTATTAGCAGTAGCAAGACCGGCATTGGCAGAAGAAGCTTTAGCATCAGCAATATTTTTCTCAATCTGACTAGTAGAAAGATTCTCGGCTACTTTAGCCTGCCTAGAGGAAGCAGATACACCACGAGCCGAACTAATATTGCCTGCAACATCAGGCATACCGATACTAGCAGCAGATGCACCTGCAATGCTACCACCAATACCATTAGTAGCGGCAAGAATAGGATTAAGACCAGCATTGCGCATATCTTCCATAGCCCATTGATAACGATGTTTATAATTTTCAACATTCCACGCATTCTGTTGAGCTGAAGCGGCAGAATTATAATGACCCTGAACAGCGGAACCAAATATAGAACCAGCTACAGAACCGGCCACATCAGATAACCAAGACATAAAATCAACTCCTTAGAAGTGGTCAACAAGGCCAGGAGTACCAAACATAGGCATAGGACGAACAGTAGTGTACTTGAATCCTATATCAATCAAAAATTGAGGCTCACTGGGAACAGCAATAATACGGCCAATAGGCACATCTTCCTCGATGAATTCAGGATTTAACTTAGGAGCAGTTTCGAAATACTGCGACAAATGCCATACATCAAGATTACCTTTGATATTAGACCTAAATTTTCCGCAAATCACAGAAGGCTTATACCGATACTCGGCATAACGTTCCTGATAGCCAAATACAGAATTATCCTGCTCGGTATTACCAGTAGCATAAATTTCCTTAAGAAGAACAGCCTGCTCACCTAAATGGGCAAAAGTGGGCCAGTACCAATCATAAACAGTAGACCTAGTCCACATACGATTAATGCCTTGCTGATAAGTCAAATCAGCACGAGCGCAACAGAAGCCAAAAACATAACCATGCTCAACGAAAGATTTAGTAAAACCATGGAACTTAGCACCTGTAACACCGTAAGCGGAAAGGTTGCCTTGAGGTGTCGTGTCGTTGGTACTAGAAGTCTGAGCAATAGGATTAATGTTCATCATCTTAGTAAACGAGCCTAAAAATTCAGGACGTTGCAATCTGGCATCAGGAGAAACAACGCCAAAGAAAGAGCGTAAGACTTCTGTGTACCGACTACCGCCACGAGCAAGGCGTTCATAAAACTTCTGCATTTGAAAAGCAGTACGCAGGCTATTAATAGTAAAGATACTAGAAGAATCTAAATCAGCATAAGCAGATTTAGAAAGCCAAGAAGACCCAGGAAGAGCTGTAGCAGTAGATGTTCCTGATCCATTTATAGAATGGCCAACTATAGAAGTGGAATAACCACCACCTCGATAATTCAGAGAACCACTACCAGTGAAAACGTCATGAACACCACCATCTTGGGAAAGTTGAGCAGCGCCAAGATTGGCATCAGATTGCTGAACAAAATAACCAGATACAGGAGATGGATCAACAAGAGTTGCGGTGCCGGCTAAACCTATAGAAACGCCAGGGCCTTTCTGAGTCCAAGGTAAAGCGGAAGTAAAATAATCATGACGCTTAGCACGAGGTGGGCAGGGAAGATAGCTTTCAGGAATCCCCTGAAGCCATTCAGGTTGATCAGAAACACGAGAACCGTCAAAAACCTCGTTAGTATCACCTTTTTGAATTTTTACGGATTTCTGCAAATTTTCATCTCTAAACCATTCGTTCCAAATAAGATAAACACCACGAAAAGGAAGAGCATTAATACCAGATATGGTATTAGGAAGACCCGTAGGAAGACCAAAATAGTCCCAAAGGGTACCTACACCATGTAAAGTATCACTTGCCTTACCAACAAGAGAAGTGGTAGGGCAAACGTAATCAGTGGAATCATCAGGATCTTCCTGTTCGAAACAGAAATTCTGCCAATGGTTCCATACAAGACGGTTAGGGACAAAAAAGAAGAACCAATCAAGGTAAATGTTGTCCATGATAGGCTTAATAGGAGTGGCAAGCCGAGAAAAATACTTAACACTCAAACGACAAGTATCGCCAGGTAAGATCTCGTCAACAAACACAGGAATAAGCTTGCCTGAATCAAAGGTAGTCTTATACACATGTGAACGGTCGAACTTAGTGCGACGCATATACATAACAGGAGCATCCGAAAAACGATGACCTTTAACACGAATTCTACGCGACATCTTTTACTCCTTTCTAGAGTGTAAACCTTAAAAATAAGCCTAAAGAAACATTTATTAAGGTTTAATTTATTTTTGCGTCAGTCGTGCCAGTTACATCAAGTAGGTAACTGGCACGACTGCCGCTGTTTTTATTTTTTTTCTTCATTTTCTACTAAATTGTTACTTTCATTATTATTTTGTTTTTCTACAGTAGAATTTAGTACTACGTCAGGAGTATGAAATCCGTATTCCTGAAGCAAGTTTAAAGTTTTAGGCTGATTCAAACGCTGCACAAATTCCATGGGGTCGTGATTGAATTCCGCACGAAGCTTCGAAGGTAAAGTGTAAAATTCTTCACGAACACCAGAAACGAGATCAAGAGCAGTTTCGTAATCACCAGGAAGCGTAGCATCACCGAACTGGAGATACTGGTAAATATCAGTATTACCTAAATCAAGCGTAGAAACGCCTTTCTGGCCGTCACAATACTTATTGACGATATAATTGATGTCTGTCTCCTCTTTCTCGTCTTGTAAAGTAAGTGAAGGCAAATTAAACACCTTTCCATGATGATCATGGGATTCGATGTCATCATAGGGAGTCTTAAATTTCAAAGTTTCACCTCCTTTCGTAAGCGCCTAGACGCGGCGGGCGTAGCAATGCAAAAAAAGACGTTCTCATTTGAGAACGTCTTAGTTTGCATCGCTCTTTTTTATTTTACTCCTTTTCAGGAGATTTTGCAACATAATCACGAGCCTCGCCTATAAGTTTCGGCATTACGGTGTTAAGTTCATCATCGCTAAGGTAATAGCGCCCATCCATATCGCCAATATTGCCAAGATAATAGAGAGCAAAATCATCAGGGTATTTCGAAATAGGGAACTCAGGATTATTCACACTCCCTTCAAAATTGCGAAGAGCAATCAAATCATTATGAGCAACATACGGCGGACTAAAGGATTCAGCTTTCTTATCATAAACAGAGTAAATTTTCATCAGACAAAATCTCCTTTTGAGTTCGATACAATTTTAAAACACGATTAAACATCAAAGCTCGCTCCTTGTTGAAAATGTAATACATATCATCAATACGAATAACAGAACAGCCAGAAGTTTTAATCTTATAACAAGCATATTTACTGCCTGAAAAGAAAGGATTAAAAACATAATTATTAAAATTACACCAACGTTTTAAAAATTTAAGCTCATCGATATTATCGCCTCCTTCCGTTATAGTATGACACAATCACAATTGTTTGTCAAGCTTTCTGCCAAGAAATGTTTTGTATTTTCCTTCAAGACACCTACAACGGTCGACCAAACGTTCAAAAGTGTTATTTTCGAGATGAAAGAGCATTTTTTGGACACGATTTTCTTTAACGTAGTCAATCCATTCAGGATATTTTTCGGAAAACTTCTTATCATAAAAGCGAGGAGGCCTCATCTTCCTGCCATTGATAACAACAAAATCATTGGAATAAACATCTTGACCATACTTCTCAAGCCAAGCTGCACCAATGCCAGGTCTACGAGAAGCTACAAGAAATTCAGGGGTTCGACCTTTATAATGTTCGTTAGAATTAGGACCGGTCTGTTTTTTAACTATATAGCGCGCGACATAAGCAGCGGCATCAAAGCTAAAATCACCGACAAGATGCATACCGTACTTCCAGATTTTACCAAAACGAGGACTAGTATAGGTATTATAACCATCGGCACGGAATGCAAAAACTTTATCAGACAAATCAATATTATAAAAAATGTAATGATAATGGGGACGACCATGTAACTCACCATATTCGCCACAACCGATAAAACGAATTCCAGAACCAAACTCT